AGGACTGAGTTACTTGAGGCTGAGAAACAAGCAGGTAGAGATATTGAGAGTACGAAAAAGGCTGCTGAGAACGCGGCTAGTATGTATGCTAACATACAGGAACAATCTAAAAGAATTTTAAAAGATAATCCTCTAGCACATGAGGTCAAGCAGCTAAGAGCCAAGACACAAAAACTACAGAAGGCTGCAGAAGATGCACAAGCGGCGCATACAGAAGCGTTAGAGGCGCGTGCTGCGTTAAAGAAACAGATAGCAGACTTGGCTGCGAAGACAGCTAAAGCAAGAGAGCGAGCGGAAGATAGAGACAAGCGCAAGCGTAACGCCGCTGGATTACCCGATGGGCCTAAGCCTACTGATGATGATTACTTTAAATCAGTTCAAGGACTTATGGCCAAGCAGGGTGGCATGAGGATGAACGAAGCCGTTATTGATTTAGAGGGCCGTGATAAGAAAGGTACATTTAAGATTAAAGGTGAGTACGATACACAAGCACACGCTGTTACTTTAAACACGTTACATGACAAAGACACACCTTGGCATGAGTATCTGCACGGCGTAGTTCAAGTGCTGAAGCGCAGCGCTAATCCAAAGCACCAGCGTCTTATCGAACATATAGAGAGTGGTATGTTCAAAGATGATCCGACTTACAAGAAGATGGTAGCGGATGGTAAGTCACTAGCTGAACGTACAGCGTGGACTGAGGAACATATAGTACAGCGCGGTGGTAAGATACTGGAGAAGCGCATGAGTAATCCGCCAGAAGGTTTCATTGGCGGGTTGAAGAAGTGGTTTAGTGACTGGCGTTTAGAGCGTGATGCAGCTACGGGGTTTCAGCCGAAGTATACAGATAAGAAGTCAATAGATGCGGAGGATGTTCTTAACCGCATGGCTGAGTGGATGGCTATGAGAGGCGAACGCGCACCGGCACTTCAGCCGAAGCAAGTCGATGCGCTGCTAGCTGATCTCGTTGTCAAGTCTCCGTATGATAACTTTGGGTCTGTGTTGGGGAGTTCGCGGTATGCTAGGGATGTGGGGGGTGAGGTAACACCAGAAGTTGCCTTAGCAGATGAAATAGCGCGGCGAAGCGTTGACTTTATAGATGGTGAGTTTAAGTTGCCCGACGGTAAACCTGTTACGCGTACTAATACATTCGCCTTAATTAAACGTGCTCAAGATAATATAGATGAGTCTTATGATATTGTAGATACATATACAAGCGGGAAACAGTACACTATTCACGAGGCTTTAGCAGAGCTAAGAGCGTTACCTGACAACGCAGATGTTACTGAAGTGCGTAGATGGTTGGTTAATGACGCAAGAGCTAAAACAAAACAAGAAGCAATAAGGCAGCTTGAAGCACAAACTAGCGATAGCAGACAGTACGTAGATGATTTATATAAAGCTCTTGAGGTTGTTGATCCAAAACGGCGCGATTGGTCAGCAGAAGCTAAACGTACGATGCACGGCTATCGTCGTCACCAACGCGTTAACGCCGACGAACTCGTAGGTGCGCTGAAGGTGGTAGCTATGCACGATTCATCAGTACAGTACAGCAAGCGTGTACGTGCTAACATGATGAAGCGTATAAAGGCTGGCACGTATACTGTAGAGCAAGGGCAGAAAGCGTTAGCGCGGTTTGCTTCTAAACCATTCCCGTCAGAGATGAGCGGGGAGGAGATAGCGCAGGTTGTGAATGGGCTGGAGATGTATCATGGTTCGGCAGAAGCAGATGCTATAATGCGTGAGGGATTTAGAGGGGAGAAGTTAAGTCCGTCGAGTATCTCTGGTCGTGGCATATACATGACTCCTGATAAAAAAGAAGCCTCTGTCTTTGGTGAGCCTATAGCGATTAGAACAAACTTTAAAAACCTCTTTAACGTTGGCGCAGGGGGTGGGAATACACGTACAGCAGAGTTTGCTATTAGCGAGGGCTACGATGGCATAACGTATATGTACGGTGACAGGCGTGAAGTCGTCGCCTTCCGTGAGCCGTTCGACGCAGCAACAGATCAACTCCACGAATACTACGGCGGCAAACGCTTACAACGTATGGATGCTGACGAGTACCTCGGCGATGTTAAAGACTACCAGCTAACATCTTACACGGATCACTTCTCATCTAACCCCGCAGCTAAGCACGCTTGGTTTTTAGATAGCGTAGTGGATCGCATACGTTTAACCGGCGAAAGTGCCGACGAACGCACCGCTTCTTCAACAGTTGCGGAGGCCATGTCCGCTGCTGCACGTGACGCTGGTACACTCGACGGCCAGTTCATACAGAACTTTGAGCTAGTTGAACAGAACAACGTAAAGCTATCACCTGCTGACGCAGAGCAGGTAGGGATTTACATGGCTCACGATAGGCGCAGAGATCCTATTACTGGTGAGCTTACAAATCCCATACCAGCAGAAACGTTAGCACGTTACAACGAGCCTGATAGCGTAGTAAAGCATTACGTTACGTGGTTTCGCAAGCAGTATACAGAAGCACGTAGGCTAGACATCGAAGCAGGCGTTAAAGTTTACCACCCCAAGACTGGTGAGCTTGAAGATCCTGGCAGCTATCCTGAGTATTCACCAGAAATTCTTAACCAAACAAAGTGGCGTGAACTTTCTGGTAACAACGCTGCAAAACGTGACGCTGCTAAGAAAGAGTTATCCGACTGGTGGAAGACACATCGCGTACAAGACAAGGCGCATAAGAACTACATCTCTGACGATGAGATAAAAGAAGCCGTGGATGCGTACGTGGCGCGGCTAGCTGGTGGTGACATGGCGCACTTAGGTTCTACGAAATTCGGTGCGCTACGTAAGGCAGAGGGCATTGGGTTGCCGCTTACGAAAGGTGAAGACGGAAGATTTAATTGGATTGAACCTAGCGCAGCTAACACATTCACAAGTTACTTCCGCAGGTGGTCGAAGGATCATTCGTTCTTTAAGAACGTAGAACAGAATCCTGACGCTCGCGCAATCTTAGGACTTAAAGATCCCAAGACTGGCGAACACGTGCCTACGTATGCTAAGGGTAAGAATCCCTTCCACGTTGAGACAACTACGCTGCCCGATGGCCGAGAATTTAACAAAGCGCAGACATCCGATAAGAATATAAAAGACTTCATCAAGTCGTACTTAGGTTACTACGATGGTGAGGAGTTGTTCGGGCGCACGGCTAACAGACTTGTGGTTAGTCATTGGCTAGGCTTAATGTCTGGCGCACGTGACTTGGGTTCATCGTACGTGTTTGCGCTACCGCACTTGCGTGGCAGGGACATGGGCTTGATGATCTCGTCGCTGAAAGACTTTGGTAAAAGTTGGATACAGTCACATTTGTACGGTGTTAACAAGACACACGCTAACCGCATTGAGTTTGCTACAGAAACACACAACAAGTTAGCTGACGTTGCTAACAAGTGGTCTGATATTGTTAGCAAGTATAGCGGACGTACACCGCTGGAGCGTATCACACGTACGGCACAGTTTGGTTTAGGTCGCGCTGTTGTGCTGAAACACATGGGCGTTGCGAAGGGTACGGACATAACTGTAGATCGCAATATGCGTAGGCTAGGTGAGATGTCTGGCGTAGATGTTGCACAGCTTCGTCGTCATGCAGATAAGGCTGATGACTTTAAGCTAGACGATAAGACTTTAGATGATGCCCTAGATCGTATGGCTGCTGCGTGGGTAGAAGGTAACCAAGGTACATACGATGCGCGTGGAGTTCCATCGTGGACGATGAGTGGTTCTATGTCAATGTTTACGTCGCTCGCACGTTGGAACATTGAGAAGTTCAACACCATGAAGCGTGAGATAGTGCGCCCTGCTATGGACGAGGGCGACTGGCGGCCATTCATTAAGGCTACGCTAGGTTCTGTATTCACCGGCACTTTGCTAATTGAATTGTCGGAATACATTAACAACAAGTTCCGCGCTAACCCAACACTTGAAGAGGCGATTAGGGAAGGCGACGAGGAGGAGATAGCATACGCCGTAGCTGACTCCCTTAACTATGCTGGTTACTTTGGTATAGCATCTGCACTAGCTAACGATACTATCATGAAGCTGGGCCGTGGCCAACGTCCGTCAGGCGCGGGTATCGTATTCCCTGCATGGGATTTCATTAGCCAGTCGCTAACAGAACCTATCTTCGATGCGGTCACAGCTATTGAAGAGGGCGAAGATCCACTACCTACTGTGTGGGATGCTTTTCATCAGACTGTACGTAACACATTCCAAACGTATCGTATCATGCACAATAACGATATGCTGGGATTGCTTGGTGATGGCTATAAGCGAGCAAACGAGCAGAACGTACGCCGTGACTTGCGTATCTTCCGCCGGTTCGAGGGCATTAGGGGAGTAGCGCCGGTAGGTGGCCTCGGCAATCGTATGCTACGTCCTGAGACACGTGCGTTTAAAGAAGCGGATACGGTTGAGGAAGCGGTCGAGGCATTACCGAAAGCGTTTGAGGAGCAACGGCGCAGGGCGAAAGGCCGTGGCGATAAACTCAAGTCGTACGCTCAGGGCTTGTACACTATCCCTGACAAGACTTTGCCATCGCCCGATACAGTTGAAGGGGCCGAGGAGTTTATGCGCTACCGCGAGTACCTGACGCGGCAAGACGGGTGGTTCTCGGCGCGTGGTGATAGGTACTGGCAGCGCATCTTCAATGAGTGGGCGCGTAACAGGACGGAGCTTACGCCAGCAAAGAAACTTCTCGTCAAGTCGTACGTGGAACATCTCATGCAACAATCTCCATCCACTTCACGCCCATAGCGAAGTCGAGAATGTTCTCCTGCGCGTGTTGATCCGCGCCGTCTGCTGTTGTTCCCACTAGCAAACCGTAGCCACCCAGCGGTTCCTTGTAGTGTTCTGGTACGCAGAAAAACGCCGGCTCTTTTACATCGCGCATCAAGTAACAGTCATCTACGTACATCACATCGTTAAGTGGTGTGCGATACGCTGTGGTAAATATGTCGCACTTTAACTGCTCTGATATGTCAGTACACATATCCCCTACGTACACCTGTGTGATAAGGTTCTGGTAAGGATCTACTAGGTATGCTCGTTTGTTATTCATTTTCTTTTATGTATTCACGTAGGTATGCTAGGAAATCATGTATCTCCTCCTTGTACTTCGAGTTAGTTTCTATCGTGTTGTCTACTATCTTGCAACCGTATACGACAGACGCATGGTTTAATTCCCAAAACCGCGCGACTATACTTTTCTTATAGTTCGCTTGAACTGCTGCCCATTGGCATATGTGGCGTGGCTTTGTGTAGATTGCTTTCCGACAACGGCCTTTTAATTTCTCTAAAGGCACATCGTAATAGTCAGCAGCGGCTTCAGCTAATAGTCTTAACTTCATAGCGTATGTTCACCTGTCGTCATACCGTGCTTCCCATGCTTCTTCGTGTGCGCGTTCTTCTGTAGCGTCGAATGCTTTATCACGGCACAGCTTATCATCCTCTTTAGATAACTTAATAGATTCGCCATCTATATTTACGTATGCTATGTCGTCATCATTTCCATACACTTCTGTATGTGCGCCTTCATCAGTACCAGAATCGCCCATGATTTCGCAGGAGTAAGTTACGGTACTGTCATCTGTGTAATAGACGTTAGGCATAATCTCTTCGCAGTTGTCTAACTCTATCGTAATATCGAACGTGTCTTTTCTATACATAGTTTTTTATCAGCCTACAAGTAATCAGATGCGCTCGTCGGCTGTTCAACGAGTGACCTGAATCCGCTAGCATCTTTTGATATTTGATCCGTAGCTAGCAGAAATTCTATACATTGATCTAAGTCATCCTTTGATAAGTCATCGACGAACGTAAGCCATAGTCGCTTGTATGGTACAGCCGTATTGCTGTTGATGATATGCTCCAGCACACGACGTTGTATGCCAGCGAGAGAGTTGCGACCGCCGGTGACATACGCTTCGTGCATACGTATCTCCGTATGTGCGAGGAATCGCAACGCCCGTTCCATACTTACCTTCTCCACTACCATACTATCCGTTGTATCCATGAAGTGCATTATCATAGATAGCTTTAGTAAGTGTACGTTCTTACGCCCGTAGTATGTATCGAGTCGGTGATCCATGTTAACACGCTGCTGTGTTAGCTGACCGCTCTCGTAAACTTCTTTATGGAACGCCTCGCACTCATCGGATAGCGTAACAGGGCCATTAACTTTCTGTAGTTTAGCCAGATGATCCACTACCTTTTCCTTCGCGGCTTTCTGTTCATCTGATACGCCAGGAAATTGCCGTAGGAATCTAGGCCCGTCACCGTACACCATGATAACACGTGACGTAAAGCCCTGCGATATGATCTCGGCGTTGAATGCCGTGCGTATGAACGATGGCGTTGTGCCAGCTACGATGTTCACGCATACATTCTTAATCGCATCTGTACCTTGGTGCTTAGTCTTGTACGTAAAGTCACGGCTATCGTACAACTGGTTAAGCATATTAACAATGTTCTCGCAGTTCTTACGCAACAGCACACCGAGTTCTTCGATCATGAAACCCACGGAGAAGTGCGAGGCACGTACACGTTTACCCTCACTCTGGTAAAAGAAATCCCTACCGCACTCGCGTACGATGTATTGTATGAGTGCCTCCTGTGTTATCGTATCCGCGCTCAACGGATAGAAGGGTTGTATCTCTACTTTGTTTTTCTTTTTTCCTGGGATTTTACGAATGAGCTTTGGGTTTCGTATGAACTCGTTGATCTGTGATATGATACGAGACTTGCCAGCAGCAGGTGGGCCGATGAGTATGACGAACAGGTTAGGGTACAGCGTGAACGTGTCAGGGTACAACCACACACGGCGTTGTAGTGCCGTTGCTATCATACTGTAAAATCCCCAGTCGATAAACAGTTCTGGGGATTCCATATCTTTTAAGAAGTAACGCCATCGTTCTAGGTTTGTTTCCATTTTTTAGTCCATCTCTCCCCAGTTATTACCAACACACGCTTCGGAGCGCATCTTAAACTTCTCACCATACGGTGAGATCATCTCGCGGTTGAGTGCTTCACACGCTAGCGTACAAACCTCCTCCGCATCCTCTGGTTTACATTGCAGTAAAACGCTATCGTGATTATTCTGTATCACATCCGCGCCCATCTCTATGATACGCTCGTTGTGATATAAGTCGGTGAACGCCATGTTTGTTATCGTACCTACGGTAGACTGTGGTACGAATGCGTATGCCTCCTTGAACATAGACGGCTCTACAGTTTGCGTAAACATCCGAGGGTAGCCAAAGAGGTTGCGTAACATACGCTCCTTCTTTAACTTCTCTATCGTATCTCTATGCCACTTACGTATCTCAGGGAATAGTGCATGGTATGTTTCGAGGAAGTACGTAGCCTGTTTGTTCGTGAGGTTAACCGCGCCCTTAGACTTCTGCAGCACGTTCACACGGAACGTCGGCGCTTTCATACCGTAATTCGAGGCGTGGCATACCATCTTGGCCATGAAGTAGTAACGCTTATCCGCGCTCCACGTATCGGAGGATGCTATGATGTCGCGTAGCTCTTTCCACCGTGGCTTCTTAACTAGATCTGCTACGTCTACATCCGTGTACGGTTTAATAGATTCACCGAGACGCGCCTCCCAAACTTCTGCGAACAAACGCAACGCCACGTAAACGTGTGACTTAACGCCGTGGTCGAACAAGCGTCGGAAATTTCCTGCGGTGCATAGGTATGATACGATAAGTGCCTCCGCGCCTGACTGATCGGCTTGCACGAACACCTTACCCTCGTCTGGTACGAATAGCTTGCGTAGCTTCTTCGGGAAATTCTGTACGTTAGTACCCCACTCGCCAAGCAAGCGCCGAGATGCTAACCTATACGATGTTGTTCCCGCTAGGTTGTACGATGTCGTTATGCGATCACCTTTCCACGGCGGAAACTTTAGCTGCCCACTTTCTTTTGCGTAAGCGCGGTAGCGTAGTATGATTGTAGGGATAGGGTTGTTAGGATACTTTAACCTGATCTGTAGTAAGTTCTTCTCGGACGTTACATCCTTCGACGGCTTCTTGTAGCCAAGGCGATTGTACAGGTACGCTGACACTTGCTTTGGGCTGTTAGGATTAAGGTCGCTGCCTGTTAGCAAGCGCAGGAAACGTAGCAGTTCGTTCTGATACCTGTCGTTGTGCATGATAATGCTGACAAGTTTCTCTGCGTCATACTTAATCCCTTGTAGCATGGCCGTGAGATACGGCACAACGCTTTCGTTAACTTGACGTATGCTATCAGTTGCCTTGAAGTTCGCGGCGGTAGCATCTATCTGAGGCTTGAGTAACGCCATAGAGATAACATCCTTGGCGTTGTATTCGTACAGACTCTCACGCTGATCGTGGTTCTTGGGATCGAACACGCCCTCGTTCTTATGATACGGTTGATCTGTGTATAGCGCAAGGCAATGGCCGAGGGATTTCTCTACCTCAGGGAACAGCCTGTGATGCGCGAGCATTGTATCATACACCTTACGCGGTGCGGGGATGCCGTACTTGTACGCGAGGACGAACAGATCGAACAGCGCGTTGTGTATGACCACCTCATTGTCACGCATGGCCACGGCTAGCGCACGGAATATCTGTGGCGTATCCTCGTAATAGTAACCGGCGAACGGCGATATTACCATAGGCACACACCACGCTTCTTTATCATCAAACGAAAAACCAAAGCACGTTAACTCTAACGAACGATTCGTTTCTATGTCAAAGTACATAGTCTCGTTCTTACGTGTTTGTAGTATGGCGATCACGTCATCGGCGCGTGGCCACAAGATATGCTTGGCCTTTGTAACTGCTGGCGGGATGGTCAAGTATCCTACAGCTTTCTTAACGTCACGTGATAGCCAGAACTTACGATTGGGCCGCCGTGTTCTACCGTGTCGGCCCTTGTCATTCTCTGCGCCTACGTTATCTGCATCGTTAGGATTGAAGTATGCCATACGATCAACAGATTCCTGTGGCTCATACGAACACACGTACGTTATGCCGTCGATGATGAACGGACAGCCGCGCTGCTCATCTAACGTAACGCCAGACTTGAATAAGTCTAACGCCTTCTGCCCTAGTAGCAGTACGACTTTAGTACCTTCACGTACGGGGTATTGGTTTATGCTATCGGCGAGTGTAACGTCGATAGTTTGCCGTGGTATAGGATTAAGGGCGTTGTAGAATAACTGCCCTGCGTATCCACTAAGTAACTGGGCGCGGTCGAAGCGCGATGGCTTACCTAGTATTACCGTCAGTCCCTTGTACGGTAGCTGCGCGGATGTATGTTGTATGGTTAATGGTGGCATGAGTCTAATTTATGTTGTAGCACACAGGCGATCAACTCAGGTAATGCCACGTAACGTCAACCATAAAACGTTACATGAGGCCGTCATGACAGCAGCCTGAACCCAGTTGCATCTTAATAGCAATCTTGTACCCATGTGCTACAACATAAATTAAACGTAGTATAGCGGCGATCAATACAGCATGAACAACCGCGCAGCGTCTTAATAGCTGCTGTGTACCGCTATACTACAGGTGTGTGTTACAGCGTGTGTTCGTTATTCAAACGAAGCACACGTTTGAGCCTGTAATTATTGTTCATTACAGGATCGCCGTTGTTATCAAGGACAGGCGAACTATCATCGTTCGTCTGCGCTTGCTGCTCAGTCTCTATCGTAACGTCAGCAGCTAAACCAGCGTACTGGGCTACGTCAGGATCTTCGTCATCAAACTCTGGCGAGAGTTCTAACGCTTTGTGTAGGGCTTTGATACGCCGAAACGTAAACTCCTTAGCCTTCTCACTAAACGATAGGTAGTCGCGGAACTGCAAACCTGCAATTCGTACGGTCTTACCACTCATGCCATCCTCGATTGCCTCAGGAGCAGCTAGCTCCCATTGCATCACTATCATAGGCGCACCGGCCTTGCTTTGCGTAAACTCAGCACTAAGAATTCGTGCTGTGTACGTGTCTTTCTTGAGATAGGGTCTTACGCTATCTGCGATTTCATCTAAGTTGATGATTGCCATTATGTTTTTATGTTACTATGTGGGGAGTGTCTTTGTTTGTGTGTTCCTCCGTAACCGCACTCCTATTGTTTGCGGAGGAAATTCCTTCGAGCATCTGTGCCATGAGATACGTGAGCTTCTCTATCGTAATGGTCTGCAGTAACAGAAACGAATCCTGCTTACTGATGTCCAGCTTGTTTGCTATAAGCTGCGCTTGCTTATACGTAGCTGTCGCCACGCCGATAACCATGTTATCGTATTCTTTTTCTTCTTTACTTTGCTTCATTGCTTTATGTGTTTTATTAGGTCGTCTAAGTCCACGATGTTTGCGTTAGCACACGCTTGGTGTAGCTCGCGCAACTGTCGCAGAGAGTTTTCTTGTTTACCGTAGTCAGGTGTGGGTAGTGTAGTAGTGAGTATGTCGGTGAGTTCAGCGATGCCGAAGTATTCTGGCCACTTCGGGCGTACGATATAGTATTCATCTACGTCATTCTGAAGCTCATCTATATCATTCTGCAGTTCCTCGGCGGTTTCAATTATCTCTGATAGCGTTACTGACATCTCGTCAACGTTGTTATACTGTTGCTTTGCTGTATCTTTTAGCATAGTAAACTTCTCTTCTACAAACTTATTCCAGTCTACGTTATGTGTTTGATCAGGCATAGTATTTTTTAGCTTTCTCTAAGACATCGTTAATGTCGTTGTCTATGTACATATCGTCGAACATACCCATCGGGGTTTTCGCAGATGTGATACCGTCGCTGTTCGTCTGGAACACGTAGCGTGAGTTACCTTCTTTGTCGCGCTTAACTTCCGTGAACAGTACCATAAGGAACTCCTTCTCTATGCAACCTTCATGCTGCTTGCCTTGCACCTTGATGCGGCGTACGTTATACGTCTCACCCGTTGCTTGAGCCACGGCTACGATCTCGTCAATCGCCGTGAACACTACGACAGCATGATCGTTCTTAACTTTATCTAATGTCGCACGTATCATACGGTTGTAGTAATTCCAAACATCGAAGCCTTTGAATGATGCTTGCGCTAATGCGATAAGCGTTTCAACATACTTCGTGAATGACTCTATGACTATCACCTCGCAGCTTTCGTCTGCTAGTGCGTCGTTAAGTGCAGTATCAAACTGCTTGATATTAGCGCACGATGCTACGTTAGGGAACTTCTTAGGAAACGGAAGCCCCTTACGTTCGAGGTCTATGATGTGTGTTGTGTTGGCTGGCAGGTTGCGTAGCGATGTGGACTTACCTGTGCCGCTACTACCTACGATACCTATTATTGCTTTACTCATAATGCTTGTTTGCCGTAGTATGTGTGTATCTTTTCGTCTATGTTGATACATTCAACATCTGCAGTATCTTGCATACGACACGCTCTTAACCCTGTGTGATCTTCTTTAGGTTTTAACCTAGCTGCGCCATGTAACGTACGCAACGCGTTTAATATATCTTTACCATTGCCTTGTAAGCCATATGCTTTACCATCAAAAGTAAATGTCATATAACTATCAACGCAACCTCTACCATCATTATTTGGATTGCTCATTGTTCTTGTTTGCTATTGTTCGTTTCAGTTGTAGTATGAGAGCGGCTTGCTCCTTCAGTTTATGTTCTAGTGTGACAGTATAATGCCACATATCTATTATCTCTTCTTTTTGTGCGTCAACGAGTTGTGCCTCGCTCATACGCCACAAACCTTTATCACCTTTCGGGTTATGCTCTAGTGAACCCGCTTCAAATTTACGTGGCGCTTCGCGTGTGAACTCAGATAGCGCACGTATTTTTATTTCTTTATCATTCATGCTTGGAATTTTAATGGATCGTATGTGTTAGTTGTGGTGAACAGCGACGTTACAAGAGTCTCGCGATCATCTTGTCGTGGCGTAGTACACACGGGCGAGAAGTTACACTCGCCAAACTTTGTCTGACAGCAGTTGAAGTTAGGTAGGAATTCCTTCTCCGGATCTTTGCCGTCTGCTATCACAGCGTACAGACCGTTAGCGAAGTCGGTGATTATGTTATGCAAATGCGCGGCGAACTCATCCAGTACGTGATTGGGGAATGTGATTATCGTAGACCGCTGGAACTTATTCTTACCTGTACGTGACAGGAAGATGCCGTTGATAACTACACCGCGCTCCTCATCGGGGAACAGTTGTTTGTATATCATACTGTAGAACATCATCTGAGGTGAGTTCTGGTACGAGTCGAGGTACTTCTCCACTTGGGTAAGCGCGGTTGTCTTGTGGTCAACGATTACGTTAATGCCGTTGAACGTACCTATCATATCCACCGTGCCACACAATACTATGTCCAGTAGCTTACCGTCCGTGAGGTATGGTACAGCAAATCGCTGCTCAAGTAACGGCTCACCAGCGTCTAACACAGGGCGTAGGCCATCGATAACTTCGTACTCCGTGAAGTATTGGTGTAACGTAGCAATGAGATGACCTATGTCACGAAAGTCATTTTCTGGTATGTGTATGTCAGGTTGCGTGTAGTGTTCTACGGCAACGGCCACAGCTTTCGTTGTGTTGTGTGTGGTGTAGTATTCCTGCAACGCTTTATGAAACGCTGTACCATACTCCATCTTGTGTGACTTACCATCATAACGTAAGCCTCGTCCGCCCATGTACCACATCCTGCGTGGGCAAGCTGACTGTGTGTACAGCGAAGCATCTATCTTAACTATGTAACGTCCGTCTGTTGTTTTATCTAATGTAATCATCGTAGGTTTGGTGGTAGTAAGTTCCGCGCTTTCTCCGCGTCTAAGTCTATGCTATGTAAGTCAGCTAACTCCTTCATCTGTTCCTCTAGCGTACGCTTGACGCTGGACGAAACCTTCGCAGACTTACGTTTTATCTTAACTACCTTTGTCTTACGCTCGTCAACAGGTGGCTGACATACGACAAGGTATGGTTGGAAGTGTGTGAGCAACTCATCGTCGGTCATCTTCTCCAGTACGCTAACTTCACATTCGAGTAGTGTTTCTATTGTCATTAGCGTATGAGTTTAATGTTGTCGTCGCCGAAGATAACCTCTGCGTTAGGTGCGTGTGTGGCTATGTTATCGTACACCCAACGCTGATCGTCGTCGTCTGTCATAACGTCCGCCTTGAACATCTCACCTTCTTGTGAACGTTGCAGCCACGAGAGTAAGTCATGCCGCCACTTTACGCCATCGGCTGACACACCTTCAAGCGCCGGTTTGCTTGGCGTACGCTTGATGTCACGTACTGCAGCTTTAAAGTATATCAAAACGCCGTCGTCCATCTTACGCATGGAGACTTGCGTACGTAACATACGATACGCTTCGTTCTTATCCTTCTCCGCTGTGTTGTGCATTAACCATAGCAAGCCATCGTTGAGCTTACCATACAAAGTGTTTGCGCTGTAGCCTGTGTTAGCTGCTGGTACGAAGACATCACCTCCGTCACCTAACAGTTTGTCCATGATAGGCTGTACCATAGCGGCGGTATCCTTTGTGTACGATGAGCGGTGGTGCTTTGGCGCAGCTAAATTCTGTGGTTTCTTTAATTTTCCTATAACAATATCTATAGTATCATCCATATAAAAATATCTTGTTAGCAGTTATGAGTAAAAGAGAGGGGCAGCTTTTGTGGGCCGCCCCTCTCTACGATACGCTTGTCGTTTACGCAGCTTCGAGAAGCTCTTGCATACGAGTCAGCAGTTCCGCACCTCTGGCAGCATCGCCAGCCTTGAACGCATCCTTTGCCTGTTTGAACAGGGCGGTAGGCGTTTCGGTACGTTGGTCAGGTCGCCATGCGTTAGCATCGTCAGCGTTAAACAACACACCGTCAGCGTGCTTATCTAACAAACGCTGCTGTGCGTTAGCGAGATCATCTCCACCAAGTCCCTTCGGCAAACCGTTCTTAACTTTAGAACGTATGCGAGATGCAACCTGTTGGTTAACGAGTGCGAGTACGTTATCCTCGCCCAGACCTTCGACAGCTTCTACTGTGCTATCGAATTGCTTCACGGTAAACTTGAATCCCTTCCAGTCTCCGTCCTTATATGTTTGTTCAATATGTTGTGCCATATCTTATGTTCTACTTTTATGCTAGGGTTCTACTTAACTTCTAAACCCCCTGATTGGGGCCAGATACTACATATAAAGCAAGATCCGTGCCAAGTCAGCTAACTTCTAAAACTTTATTTTTTAGAGCGTAAGTTAGCGCAGGCATTTCTTCTAGAACTTCATATCGTAGCATGATTTGTTCTAACTCACGGTAATTACCGTTGATTGGTTCGTTGTCAGCGTACGTTGTGAAATGTGTACGCTTACTCTCTGTCATATCAAACCATAACTTATGATTTGCTAAGTAATGGTGTATGTCGTGCCGTCTGTCACGTAACGGTGTAAGATGTAGCCTAAATGTTGACAGACGATAGTAAAGATCCTCACGGAACAACTTATCTTCTATTAACTGTGGTACATTCTTACACGTTGCCGCTATGATACGGCACTTTGCTTTTAGCATTCTGTCACCACCGACGTTACGATACGTGCCGAACTGTATGAGTCGGAGTATCTTTGCTTGTAATGCGACAGGCATATCACCTATCTCATCGAGGAATAACGTACCACCACCGGCGCTTGCTACTAAACCTTTTCTACTGCAGTAAGCGCCGGTGTATGATCCCTTAACGTGTCCGAATAACTCGCTCTCGAATAGCGTATCCGTGACGGCTGTTGTGTTAACTGTTGTGATGTTATCTACACGTGTGCCGTGTAGTATTGTGGCTATTACCTCCTTACCTGTACCTGTGTCACCTGTAATTAACACAGGTTCGTTACGAAATGATAATGTTATAGCATCCTGCGTGAGTTTACGCATACGCGAATCGACTGTACTGTAAGCAGCAAGTCGATTCGCTAACCTTTTCATTTCGATAGGTGTAGTCATTTTCTTTTACGACTCAGACGTATCTTAGCGTAGATGGGTTCTACTATCTTACGTACCCAACTGTAGTCTACACGTGGTGGGCCTTCGTCTAGTCTCACACGTTCGT